AGATATATAATAAATATTGGAAATTTTAAATATGAGTAAAGGAAAACGCATTGGATATATCCGAGTAAGTACGGCCGATCAAAATCCTGATAGACAACTTGAGTCAATACAACTCGACAAGAAATTTATAGAGTATGCTTCTGGAAGTTCAATGAAACGTCCAGTGTTACTTTCTATGATTGACTATGTCAGAGAAGATGATCTTGTATTGGTCCATAGTATGGATCGGATGGCAAGAACATTAAAAGATTTAAGAAAAATTATAGATGAGCTTGTTGAAAAGGGCGTGGGCGTTCAATTTATAAAAGAAAATCTAACTTTTACTGGTGAAAATTCACCAATGGCCAATCTTTTACTTTCAGTTATGGGAGCCGTGGCGGAGTTTGAACATTCTATTATTCGAGAAAGACAGGCAGAAGGCATTGCATTAGCAAAGAAAGCAGGGAAATATAGAGGAAGAAAAAAGAGCCTTAATAAAGCAGATATAGAGAGGCTAAAAGAATTCATTGGTAAGAAAAAAAGTAAATCACAGATAGCCCGTGATTTTGGCATATCTCTTCCCACTTTTTATAAATATTCACGAATAGCAGAACAACAACAAACAGCCTGAGTAATAATTCAGATGGAAACATAATGCCAGAGATATCAAGATTTTTAGGAATTGTAATAGTTATGTATTATCGCGATCATGCCCCTCCACATTTTCATGCTTTATATGGAAAAAAAGAAGCTGCCTTTGCACTTGATGATTTAAGAATTCTTTCTGGAAAATTGCCTAGCCGAGTAATGGGGTTGGTTATTGAATGGGCTACTTTACACCATAAAGAACTTAAAAAAGATTGGGAATTATGCAGAAAAGAGCAGCCCTTAAACAAAATTAAGCCATTAGTATAGGGGGTTTATGCACACAGTCAAGCAAGCCAAATATCTAGAAGATTATAAAATCTTACTCACTTTCGAGGATAGATCAAAAAAAATTGTGGATTTTCAAAAAGCATTGAACGGTTTTAAAGGACAAATATTTAGACCACTTAGAGATAAAGAATATTTCAAGACATTTACTGTATATTTGGACACAGTAACTTGGCCGAATGAAGCAGATGTTTCACCTGATTATCTTTATGAAATAGGGGAGTAAAAATGCCAATGTATGATTACAAATGTCTTCAATGCGGGATTATTAGAGAAATACGATGCAGTTTGAATGAGAAGCCTGCCTTATATCATTGCGGATATAACGAGATGATTAAAATGCCTTCAATACCAGCAGGTGTTCACTTTCAAGGCTCTGGTTTTTACGAAACAGACTATAAAAGAAAAGGAGTCAACCAATGATCGTTGTTGTTGGGGGAACGAAAGGCGGAACGGGTAAAACGACAATTGCAACAAATTTAACTGTTATGCGGTCATCAGCTAGTAAAAAAGTCTTACTAGTTGATGCTGATGAGCAAAAGTCTGCTTCCAAATTTTCTAATCAAAGGGCAGCTTTAAATATTGAAATGAAGTGGTCAACTATACAACTGGGTGGAAAATCTCTTCATACACAGATTAGCCGTTTGAAAAGTGATTATGATGATATCATTATAGATTGCGGTGGTAGAGACACAAGCTCTCAACGTTCGGCACTTCTAGTCGCAGACTATTTAATAGCCCCCTTTAGTCCATCTTCTTATGATATTTGGGAAGTGGGTGAAGTAAATCTTTTGTTAAGAGATATGAAAACAGCAAACCCAAAACTTAAAGGTATTGCTTTTATCAATAGGGCAGACCCTTCAGGTTCGGATAATGAAGACTCAATCAGCATTCTTGAAGAGTGCGAAGAGTTCGAATGTTTGAAGTTTACTGTTGGATATAGAAAAACATTTAGGTCTTCTTCGGGTGGGGGATTAAGTGTAACGGAAGTCAAAAACTACGATAAAAAGGCCATTCAGGAAATTCAAAGTCTTTACGATTATATATATACAGAAAACATACAAAAGACATATAAAATATGCTTTTGATATATATAAAATACATATTTTAGACATACGTATTGCATAAGAAAAACATATTCGGGACATATGAGTGTAAGAAAAATTTTAGACAAAGTAAAGATTAGTGAAGTTGATATCGAAGCCTTAATTGATAAAGGCGCGAAGGTAAAAGAAGATTTTAAATTACACGAATCGGAATGGTTTTATGTGAAAATAAGAATACCAACGAAGATGGTTCGAGCAGTAGATCGGGCTGTAAAAAATAAAGTGGGTATTCAAAGAACAGGATGGATACTTCAGGCAATACACGAAAAATTGACAAGAGATGAAACATTAGAATGATGATTACAACACATACCAATATACTCACACCAAACTACACAGACGGAAATAAATCAAATTATTTCAACGCTATGGCAATTTCAATTGCAGACGAACAGGGCGAATTATGTACTCACTGGATAAGAAACGCTATTCGATTGCCATGGGATAGCCCAGATGACGAAAGCGAAGAAGAAAATCACGTGTACGACTACAGCAAAATCAAATTGATCTTTGAAGAAGCCAGTATCCATGCAGACTTTAAGATACGCATTATTTGCCGATTATGTCATCGTAGAGGTGTCGGAAACGAAGATAATCGCTATGTGAAGACGGAAAAGATTCTTACGAAACAGTTCTTAAATATTTATGAAGCGAATTTGAATCAAAATCAAAGACAAGTTTTGGAGTTTTAAGGTGTTAATTGACTCCATTTCAGACCTTCATGGGCACTACCCAGAGCTTGAGGGTGGCGATCTGCTTATTGTTGCTGGCGATTTGACAGCTAGGGATCAACCGCATGAATATGCTGAATTTATAGAATGGATACAAAAACAAAAATATACAAAGAAAATTGTTATAACTGGAAATCATGATGGTTTTATCGAGGCTTATTCACAATGGGCCGCGCTAGCTGATTTAGGATTTGAATACCTTTTCGACTCAGTAACAGAATTCGAGGGCCTAAAGATCTGGGGTAGCCCATGGACGAAAACTTTTCCCGGAATGAATCCTCATTGCAAAGCGTTTACTGTTGATACGGAAGAGGAACTGTACGATAAATTCGTACAGATACCGCATGATACGGATATCTTGGTTACTCATTCGCCACCTGCTAGCCATTTAGATCGAACGATACAAGGTTTTAATGTTGGTTCCTCATCATTAAAATGTATTACCCAAAATAATAGGATTTGGCCTCAATTGTGGGTGTGGGGTCATATACATGAATCATATGGAATTGAATATGTTTCTGATTCAATTTTCGTAAACGCCAGCATCGTAAACGAACGCTACCAGCCAGTCAATAAACCTATTAGGATTGTTTTATGAAAAATGACAAATGCGATAAATGCCAAACAGAATTAATCCTATGTCCTCAAGATTGGCCTTGGCATCCTGATTACTGGCAATGCCCTAATTGCTATTCAGTATATTATTTTGAGGAAAAGCATGGAGGCGAGAAATGAATGATTTTGAATATAAACAAATACTTTTAAGAAAACCAGACGGTTCTTTAATAAAAGCTTTCAAGATAGTCGATTTGCCGGAAGGTGAAAAAGGCCAAATTTCAGAATTTTTAGAGAAATCTGTTACGAAAAACCTAAAACCAGGATTACCGAAAGATGAAAATTTATAATCGGAAAGAATTTTTACAATTACCCGAGGGAACGATTTTCTGCAAAGGGGTGAAATGGTGTTTTGATAACATGAGTATTAAAGGCAATTCATGGGATGATGACTTTCTGTATGTAGACCTCTGTTATATTGATGCACAAGATACAGGTCAATGGGTTGATAGATTGGAAGACTCATTGAAAAACGGAACTTCCTATCCAATAAATAACAATACCGCTCGCGATGGGTTATTCGACGAATGTTCGATTTTTCTAGTTTTTGAAAATAAAGATTTAGAATTTTTGATTAAAGTTATGAAAAATGCGATTCGTATTGTTACGCCACCGTCTGGTACCGTAACAAAGTTAAAGGAAAGTGTATGAATAATTGTGATATGTCTACTTTTTGTGGAATATGCATGTGTAAATCATCATGTTATTTAAAAGTAATATTCAAAGGTAAAGAATCTTTCCTTTGCGATGGATGTTTTTTTCGTGTTATGAACGACTTTTATAATTCTATTAATTTATCGCCTGGTACCGTAACAAAGTTAAAGTGGTTTGAAGATGGTAAACCTAGATACCCTATTATTGATGGCTGGATTGAAATTGAAGATAGGATTCCTCCTGAAAATGAAGAAATATTAATGACATATAATAATCTTGTTATGAGCGGCTGGTTTAAAGAAGGAAAATTTTACTATATAACCCAAGACACCTGTCAGATTGAAGAACAGGAAGGTATAACCCACTGGATGCCCCTTCCCTTACCTCCAGAGGAATAATATGGAATGGATAAAAGTTAAGGATAGATTACCTGAAGGTAAAATCTTTTGGGCATTAACTGAAGGCAGACCTGAAATTGACGCATTAGATTGGGTTATAATAATATTATTAAATGATGATCGTGGGGATTATAGAACCTTGGACTATGCGGGTTCCTACAGTTTGCCACATTCATATAATGGGCAATCCCAATCCCAAACTATTTTTGCATGGCTTCCATTAGAAGCAATTCCAATAAACGACAAAGATTTTATCTAATGCACCAAAGGATGATTTATGGAATGGATAAGCGTTAAGGATAAATTGCCTGATAGTAAAGGTTGTTTAGCGATTTGTGTGTCGGAAAAAAATGTGGGATATAATTTGCGACATGATGGTTGGCATAGAGATATAATTTATTCTTGCTGGTTTGATAGGAATGAATTTATTATTCTATCTCATGGACCGCAGTTACCTGCTACTCACTGGATGCCTCTGCCACCACCTCCTAAGGAATAAAGATGTACTATTTTGGTTTAAAATTTATGGAGTTGCGTATAAAATACCTTGCAATCGGTCTTTTAATTTTAGGCTTTTCTTATGATTTAAAAATCCTAATGAATGTTTCATCTGGATTGTTTTTTGGAATGTCTGTAGCTTTCTTTTTTGCATCAAAAATCCAAGGCAAACTTGATGAAAAAGGAATTAAATGAATGAAGACCGATTCAAAGAAGCTTTAAAATATATCACTATAAATACATATGACGGTCCGTGTTACGAGAAAAAGAAATGCTCGGAAATATGGATGCTTGCTTTTATGGATATGGTCATGGATACAGATTTAACGATTGAGCAAATTATCAATCAGACCGATCATCTAGCGTATGAGAATATATGAATATCCCGAAAACCCCATGTGCTTTTCTATTTCAATCTGGCAACGCTGCCTATTTCAACGAGTCGAATAATCAAATTTCCACACTACAATCGAAAGGCTGGAAAGGTCTTCATCAGTATCTAAAAGAGTATCCACACGCGGATGTGTATATGGGAACAACTGATTGTATGTCTAAAGAGAATATTACGGGGCTGCTCAAGCATATACGTAAATCTTGAAACTCATAGGGTTATGTAGTATATATATATTTATTTAAATTAACGGTAGAAAATATAAATATATGGCAAGACCCCCGAAACCAATCAATTGGGATATTGTAGAAAAGAGAATCGAAGCTGGAAATTCAGCGGCTACAATTTCAAAAGCTTTCAGTATTGATGTTTCAAATTTCTACGATAGATTTAAAAAGGAATTTGGTTGCGATTTCGCCAGTTTCGCCCATAAAGCCCCTGAGACGAGGGATGATAATATCGCCTATACTCAGTATATGAAAGCCCTTAGTGGCAACGTAACTATGCTTATTCGGCTAGGTAGCGTATGGCTTGGTCAACGAGAGCCGGAGCTACTATCTACTATCCCACCATTACAGCAAGAAATAGACAAAGATCACATGATTATGATGCTCCAACATGAACTAGCCGAGTTAAAAGCTAATGCCGACAAGTCCGAAGCAAGATAAAAGTTTTTGTGAAGCGATACACAGGTTTAATATATGGGTTGGGGCTGTACGATCTGGAAAGACCTATTCAAGTATTGAGCGATTTATAGTTGATTTAAAGAGTGGTCCTCCAGGCGACGCCATGATTATTGGTGTTAACCGAACAGCTATTCAAAGAAACATATTGACCCATTTATATAAAAGGCTTGGTTTCCCATGTCCCACAGAGAAATCCCAAAAGAGCAAGTTATATGGTCGCGATGTTTGGTTTGTAGGTGCACCAGATGTCTCAGCAGTGTCAACGATCCAGGGGTCAACACTTGCGCTTGCGTATGTAGACGAAGCCACCAATCTACCGGAGCCTTTTTGGAAGATGTTAGAATCCCGGTTGAGTGTTCCGGGAGCCAAATTAATAGCAACTTGCAACCCTGAAGGGCCAGCGCATTGGTTAAAGAAAGACTACATAGATAATCTAGATCTTGACCTTGTACATTGGAACTTTAATCTCGAAGATAATCCCACATTAGACGAAGACTTTAAAACTCAATTGAAAGCTTCATACACCGGTATGTGGTATAATAGATATATCCTTGGAGAATGGGCTTTAGCACATGGAGCGATTTACGATTGCTATGACAAATATAACGAATATGAAAATCCGTTCCCTGCACCAAACTATTACATCGTTGGGGTTGACTACGGAACTACTAATGCAACAGCTGCGGTTTTATGCGCTGTCACGCCAAACAAATGGCCACAAATACGAGTGGAAGCGGAGTATTACTATGATTCTGCCAAGAAGGGAAGGTCAAAAACTGATCAAGAGCTTGTACGTGACATACGAGAATTCATCGGTCATAAAAATATATCTGCCATTTATGTTGATCCAGCTGCCGCTTCTCTTAAGATTGCGTTACGCCAAGCCGATTTGCCCGTGTTAGATGCTAATAATGATGTTTTGCTAGGCATAAAAATTACTTCTAAATTTATTGGCGGTAAAAACATCGTAATACATAAGGGATGCACAACACTTAGAGAATGCATACAATCTTACGCGTGGGACTCTAAAGCTGCAGACCGAGGGGAAGATAAGCCGGTAAAGAAAAACGATCATATATGCGATGCCTTGCGTTATGCTGTATGCTCTGCCTTTCCTCAAGGCGAGTTTAGCCATCCTGATGAAAACATATCTTATGACCAGTTAAGAAGGCGCGTATTTGAGGATAATGACAACGGATTTATGGGGAGTATGGGAGGAGGGTATTATTAAAAAGAGAAAAACTTCTTGATTAAGTGTACCACTTATGTTACATTAAGTGTAACGAGGGGGATCTATGCCAACAAAAAATCCTAGAGTAAATGTCACTTTTAATCCAAGTGACGCAGAGTGTCTTAAATTAATTTGTAATAAAAAAAACATGAGCTTGTCTGGATTAGTACGAAAAGTCATAGAAGATTGGCTTGAAGATTATGAAGATATGCTATTGGCTAGACGTGCAGAAAAAGCAGAAGAAGAATGGATTAAAGATGGGTGCACAACTTATACAATGGAAGAAGTATGTCAGGAATTAGGTATACAATTGAATTTGGAAGAAACTCCAAAAATAATCTCAAAAAATTCCCAAAAAACATCCAAGAAAGGATCATCAGGGCTATCCAACAAAGGCTCCCGATCTCGCCGGAAAACGGTAAACCATTAACTAGAGAATGGAAAGGTCATCGTAGATTAAGAGTTGGTT